CGTTTAGCAGGACTGTAAAGAATCCTACCTACCTTAGGACCAATTGAGCCCATTTTTTGGGCTCTTTTTTTGAGCTATAAATACACACATGCAATATAAAGATTTACCCAAAAATAATAAAGTTTGTGTAATGCCCTGGCGTGGCGCATATATAACCACTGGTAGTGAAGTTTTGCCTTGTTGTCTTACAAGCTCAAATCATTGGAAACTTGAAGATTTTGATATTAGAGATAGCCTAAGAAAACACAATATAGATTCTATTAGAAATAGTGATGCTTGGAATAGTTTAAGAAAAGATTTAATTAACGGTATAGAAAACCCAACATGTGAATTTTGTTGGCAAAAGGAAAGAAAAGGATTTCAGAGTAATCGTACTTTTAGTAATCAACATTTTCCTAACCTAATTGATGATATTAATTTTAATCAAGATGGATCTTTAGACAATAATAATATATCTTATTGGGATGTAAGAAGTACAAACTTATGTAATATGAAATGTGTTATGTGCGGTCCTGGGCTTAGTAGTTTATGGAACGAAGAGGCATTAAAAAATTATGAAGGAAAACATAACGAATACTATTTTGAACCTATAGGTGATACGGCTGTTTTTTATGCAAATAATAATGTTGGTGAAACAATTGAATCAATTGTTGAAAGAAATATAGATTATGTAGATACATTTTATTTTGCCGGCGGCGAACCATTGATTAATAATACACACTGGAAAATATTAGAATTACTCATTGAAAGAAAAATGTTTCATGTAAAACTTATATATAATACAAATTTATTAAAACTAGATTATGGAAAATGGAATGCTTTGTCAGTATGGGAAAATTTTGAAAGTGTTGAAGTCTGTGCTAGTATAGATGCTATTGGTTCTCGAGCGGAATATAGTCGAACAGGAACAGTTTGGTCAACAGTAGATAAAAATTTTAGAACCATTCAAAAAGAACGTCCTCATCAGACTGGACTTAATCCAACAACAAGTGTATTGACTATTGGTGGAATGCAGGAATTTTTAAATTGGGCTGATGAATGTCAAGTTGACAAGAATCGTATTCAACTCAGTAACGTTTTGTTAAGTCCTGAATATTTAAGCATTGATATTCTACCACAAAAAATCAAAGAGATATATTGGAAAAATATTGAAGATAGTGCCAGTCTTTGTGGCAAAAATGGATTTAATATACTCAAAGAGCGTATGCTAAACAATAAATTTGATATTGAAAAACAACAAGAAAAACAACTACAATTTAAACGTACTATGAAAATATTAGATGATGTCAGAAACAACAGTATCCTTCATGGATGTCCTGATCTAATAGATTTTTTAAACTCCATAACATAATAATGCTAAGATAAATATCACTATGAGCACAGCAAACACAGATCTAGTTAAAAAACCATACCGCAAGGAAAGCCTGACTCAGGAGCAAATACTTGAGTTAGCCAAGTGTATGCAAGATCCCAAATACTTTATGACAGAACATTGTTGGATTCAACATCCAACCAAAGGTCGTATGAAGTTTGGTTTATTTAATTTCCAGAAGGAACTTGTTGACACTTACCACAACTATCGTTACAGTATTGCCCTTATTAGCAGACAGATGGGTAAGTCAACTGCCGCCGCAGGTTATCTGTTGTGGTATGCTATGTATAATCCAGATCAGACTATTCTTATTGCAGCACACAAATACAGCGGCGCACAGGAAATCATGCAACGTATACGTTTTGCATATGAAACACTGCCTGATTACCTACGTAGTGGTGCAGTAAGTTACAACAAAGGCAGTATTGAATTTGATAATGGTAGTCGTATTGTAGCACAAGCAACAACAGAAAATACTGGACGTGGTTTATCCATCTCACTGGCATACTTGGACGAATTTGCATTCGTTAGACCTAACATTGCACGTGAATTTTGGACTTCATTATCACCTACATTAAGTACAGGTGGTAAATGTATCATCACAAGTACACCCAACCAGGATGACGACCAGTTTGCACAAATTTGGCGCCAGAGCCAAAAAATGTTTGACGAATTTGGTAACGAAACTGATGTAGGCGTAAATGGGTTCCGTGGTTATAGTGCAGACTGGAAAGAACACCCAGATAGAGATGAAGACTGGGCAAGTGTTGAACGTGGTAAAATTGGTGAAGAACGTTTCCGCCGTGAACACTTAAACGAATTTATTGCTTTTGATGAAACACTGATTGATAGTATAATGCTTACAGAAATGACAGCAGAAGATCCATATAAGAAAACTGGACAAGTAAGATGGTATGATACAATTAAAGATAAAAATACCTATGTAATTGGATTGGACCCAAGTCTGGGAACTGGCGGAGATCCAGCCGCTATACAAGTGTTTACATTGCCAGGTATGACGCAGGTAGCAGAATGGCAACACAATAAAACTCCTGTACAAGGACAGATACGTATACTTAAAGAAATATGTGAAAAAATTCGTAGTGAAGCACCTAATAGTGAAATATACTGGAGTGTGGAAAACAACACACTTGGTGAAGCGGCACTTGTTGTTATCAGTGAAATGGGCGAAGATAATATCCCCGGCACATTTTTAAGTGAACCTAAAAAATCAGGTGGCTCAAGAACATTCCGCCGTGGCTTTAATACTACTAACCGCAGTAAACTAACAGCCTGTGCTAAATTCAAACAATGGGTGGAAAGCAGTAAATTAAAAATCAAAAGCAAAGCATTATTGAGAGAGATTAAAACATTTGTAGCACGTGGTGCCAGTTATGCGGCAAAAGACGGTGAAACAGATGATTTGGTAATGGCTACTATGCTGGTAGTCCGTATGACAATGGTGATAGCAGCATATGATGAAAACACATTTGAAGATATGCGTGATAGTTTTAACGATGAAGAATATCTTGCCCCTATGCCAATCGGCTTGATCTAAATTAAAAGCATAAATAAGTGTATGGCAATTAATATAGATAAACTAGGTGAACAAATTTTTAAAGTGCTCAAAGGGCATGGACTTACTCTTGAGTTGTTTACTAATGACGGCAAAAGCACTGTTGATCCATTGGAAGCAAAACGCTTTTACAATGGCGAAAATAAAATTATGGTTAATCTAGAATCTAATGATGAAAAATATGAGTTAAAAGTTAACCTTGGCAAAAGTACAGATGTAGACAGTATTAGAAAATTACTAGACAATTTACGTAATTTGGCAAATAGAAATATTGTAGAATATACGCTGAGAACTTTTGGCAAAGATATTGAACCAAAGGATTTTGCTTACCAGGCAAAAAAGGATAGTGAAATGACAGTACAAGAAAGTTTTAGCAAACCATATGGAAGTAGCAAGAGCAGCTACCAGGCATTGGAAAATGCACGACTTATTATCAAACATAAAAAACATGTTGACGAAGAAGTTCGTGGCAGTAGAAGCCGCAACATCCACAGTTTGTTTATTGAAAATGCTGAAGGCGAGCGTTACAAGTTTCCAGTTAATAACTTGAGTGCAGCTCGTGCAATGCTACGTCACATCAAAGAAGGTGGTAACCCTTATGATGAACTAGGCGCACACATTATTTCATTATCAGAAGAATTTGCACAGTTACAAAAATTCCGTAACTATGCCAAAAAGAATTCACTAGTCAGTGAAGATACAGCAGAAGTAGTTGAAGGCGTTAGCAATCGACTAGATAAAATTAAAAAAGAATTCAAATCACTAGGTGGCACTAAAGGCTATAAAGTATACAGTGAAAATTTTGAAACAAAGACGATCCCACTAGAAGAAGAAGGTCTTGATAGCCTCAGGGATCAGTTCACTGTACGTAATTTTGACGAAAATGTCGCCGATGCATTACCGCACGTTGCCCGTATAGTGAAAGAAATAGCAACTGATAAGGACCGTGTCGCTAGACTACGAGCCCTTATTGACAAAGTCACAAAGGGTGGAGAGATTACACTACGTAAGCCACTTGACCCTAACGATCCTGATAATCCTGAGAACAGACGTTATACAAATGATGTTGCCAAACTTGGTGCGTTCTCAGGATTTCTTTCCAATTATGTAGTGGATGATGAAATCAGCAACATGCTTAGTCAGCTAGGTGTTGATATCCATGACATGGAACCTAAGGCACAATTAACTGCTGCAAAACTCTTGACATATATGAAAAAGAGTGCTAAAGTTAAGAATCCTAAGGAAGCATCAGTAGATGCAACAGCGACTACAGTTGAAAAAATTGAGGAATCTTTTAGTAAATACGATCCAGAATTATTTTTACTATAAGTACTTGACTTTTAAGACTAAATAATATATAGTAGACACAATGCATAAGTATTGTGACTACACTAGGCAAACAAACTTAGGCATACAAAGGCTAATATAGGAGAAAAATTATGGCATCTTTGGCAGAAATCAGAGCAAAACTGCTCGAACAAGAAAATAAAGGCGCAGGTAAAGGCGCATCCAATTACGGCGGAGATAATGCAATTTATGCATTCTGGAATATTCCAGAAGGTCAATCCGCTACTTTACGTTTCCTCCCAGATGGTGATGACACAAATACTTACTTTTGGCGTGAGCGTCAAATGATTCGTATTCCTTTCAGTGGCGTTGCTGGCGGAGATGAACACAAACCCGTAACTGTAACTGTTCCATGTATGGAAATGTGGGGCGATACTTGCCCAATTCATGCAGAGATCCGTCCTTGGTTTAAAGATCCAAGCATGGAAGATATGGCTCGCAAGTATTGGAAAAAGCGTAGTTACTTATTTCAGGGTTTTGTTGTAGATAGTCCTCTACAGGAAGACACTGTTCCTGAAAACCCAATCCGCAGATTTATTATTAATCCTAGCATTTTTAATATTATCAAGCAGGCGTTGATGGATCCAGACTTTCCAGAAATTCCCACAGATTATGAGCAAGGTACTGACTTCCGTCTTACTAAGACACAAAAAGGTCAGTATGCAGATTACTCAACTTCCAACTGGGCCCGTCGTGAACGTGGCTTGACTGAAGATGAACGTAATGCTGTTGCAACTCATGGTTTGCACAACTTAAACGACTTCATGCCTAAAAAGCCAAACGCTGATGAGATTAATGTAATCTTTGAAATGTTTGAAGCAAGTGTTGATGGTCAGCTTTATGATCCAGCACGTTTTGGCAACTTCTATCGTCCAGCAGGTGTAAACTTGGATGGACTGACATCAAATGCTACTCCCAGTACTCCTGTAGCACAGCCAGCACCGGCCGCGGCACCAACGCCAGAGCCAGTTGCAGAGTCAACACCGGCGCCAGCACCAGCGGCACCGGAAGCTGATGCAGGCAAAGCTAGTGCGCAAGATATTCTTGCAGCTATCCGTGCCCGTAAAGGCGAATAATATCCGGCTTTGTGGGGGATTTATTCCCCCACACTTTTTAAACAACAGGAGAAAACTACATGGCAAGACCATTTGATGTAAGTAAATTCCGTAAAAGTATTACGAAGAGTGTTCCAGGAATGAGTATCGGTTTCCGTGATCCAGATACATGGGTCTCAACTGGTAACTATTGCCTGAACAAATTAATTAGTGGAGACTTTTTTAAAGGTGTTCCACTTGGAAAAGTAACTGTATTAGCAGGTGAAAGTGGTGCTGGCAAATCATATATTGCGGCAGGTAACATTGTTAAAAATGCACAAGATCAAGGCATCTTTGTTGTTCTTATTGACAGTGAAAATGCCCTGGATGAAAAATGGCTACACGCACTAGATGTTAGTACAGAAGAAGATAAATTGCTAAAACTTAACATGGCAATGATCGACGATGCCGCTAAAGTTATTAACGACTTTATGGCAGACTACAAAAAAGAATATGCAGACAAAGACACGGATGAACGTCCAAAAGTATTGTTTGTAATTGACAGTTTGGGTATGATGCTAACACCTACAGATGTCGCACAGTTTGAAAAAGGCGACCTTAAAGGTGATATGGGTCGTAAGCCCAAAGCACTGTCAGCACTTGTGCGCAATTGCGTTAACATGTTTGGTGATTATAACGTAGGATTAGTAGCAACAAATCACACATATGCAAGTCAAGATATGTTCGACCCAGATGACAAGATTTCAGGAGGTCAAGGCTTCATTTATGCATCAAGTATTGTTATAGCGATGAGAAAACTTAAACTTAAAGTTGACGCAGATGGCAACAAAACAAGTGATGTTCATGGCATTCGAGCCGCATGTAAGATTATGAAAACCAGGTATGCTAAACCTTTTGAAAGTGTACAAGTGGAAATCCCTTACGAAACAGGCATGAGTCCATACAGTGGTCTAGTAGACTTTTTTGAACGAGCAGGGTTGCTTAAAAAGACCGGCAATCGTTTAGAATATACCAGTCATGTTACAGGTGAAGTTACTACACAATTCCGCAAAGCATGGGAACGTAATGAAGAAGAATGCCTCGATAAAATTATGCGAGACTACAACGAAATCCAAGTTAGCGGAGAAGTAAATCATGATATTAGTGAAGAAGAACTAAATAGCCTTGATGAAAATTCAACCACTAATGAGGAAATAGATGAAAATATCAACTAACGAAGCAGTTAGTGTAGCTGAACTATGGGGGAGTGTAAAAAATTACATCCCCCAAAAGGACAGGTTCGCTGCTGCAGAACATTTCTTGACTACTGTGCAGGACAATGCTATCTTAGATCTAGAAGAGTGTGCAAGTGAATTATTTGGATTTTGCAGTACACTGGATCGTGCATTGAAAGAATATGCAGTAGAAGATGATTTTGATGATTACGAAGAAGAAATTGAGTGGTAAGTAAATGACCAATTGGTTATTACGTGTAAAAGAAAATTTAGCAAACATTGTACCTGCAATCGATTATTATGAAGCAGAGTTAGCAGATGCTAGAAAACAAACCGGTTTATTTGGCAGTGTTGAAAAACACAGTCGTGATATGCCGGGCATTGTAGAACAACGTTTTAACCAATTACAGGAAATTGAAAGCATACTTGAGTTTCTTAATATTGAATTAAGAAAGCTACGTAGTGAAAAATTCCGTAAGTTTCTGGAACACTACAACCGTCAACTCACGAG